AGGTCCCAAGGCAAGGCCCATGAGGACGGTGCTCAGATATCCTTAGGTGAACTGAGGGGTTCACAGGCGATTGCACAACTGTCCGACATTGTCATTGGTATGGAGCGTGACCAACAGAACGCTAACGAAGACATTAGGAACACAACAACCGTACGTGTCCTGAAGAATCGTTACACGGGTGAAACAGGCCCTGCTTGTTGGTTGGCCTATGACAGAAACACAGGTAGGTTGTCGGAGGTGGCTTGTCCAGACATAGGGGACGACTTTTGATCTATCTGGACCTTGAAGCTGACGGTCTCAACCCAACACGCATCTGGTGTGTTGTAACACGGGAAAACGGTGTTTCACAGGTACATACCAACCGGACTACCCTCTGTGAGGCTCTGGCTGGCTCTGTGAGCGTTTGTGGACACAACCTGATAGGTTATGACCTCCCAGTGCTAAAGCGTCTCTGGGGGCTTTCTGTGGCTCCTGAGAGGGTGGTAGACACACTGGTGTTGTCACGACTGTATGACCCAAGTCGTGCTGGTGGACACTCTTTGAAGGCTTGGGGTGAGATGTTAGGTTTCCCGAAAGGAGACCACGACGACTGGTCCTGTTTGTCGACGGCAATGATTGACTACTGCATACGTGACGTGGAAGTGACTGAAGCAGTACATCAGCAGCTTGTGACACACATGGCCGACTTCTCCGAAGAGTCCATTGAGTTGGAACACAAGGTGCAGTTTGCAGTGCAACAACAGGAACGCAACGGGTGGGTACTAGACCAAGACTTAGCTATGGAGCTTTGTGCAACATTTAAGGAGGGCATGAATGCCATTGAGTCCGAACTACAGGAGATGTTCCCGCCCATTATCGAGGAAAGGTACTCTGAAAAGACGGGGAAACGACTTAAAGACAAAGTTACAGTTTTCAATGTTGGGTCCAGACAACAAGTTGCAGAACGACTTGCAACTAAGGGTGCGAAGTGGAACCAGACGACGCCAAGCGGAAAGCCTGTTGTCGATGAGAAGACGCTTAAGGAAAACAGTCACGTCCCAGAGGCTGCAAAAGTTCTGGAGTACCTTACTCTTCAAAAGCGATATGCGCAAGTACATTCTTGGCTAGAAGCTGTTGAGGACGACGGTAGGGTCCATGGTCGTGTTATCAGTAATGGTGCAGTCACAGGACGTATGACGCATCAGAGTCCTAACATGGCACAAGTACCTGCCAGTCACAGTCTGTACGGACATGAGTGTCGCTCTTGTTGGACTGTACCTGTTGGGAAGAAGTTAGTTGGGTTTGACGCTAGTGGCCTTGAGCTACGTATGTTGGCCCATTACATGAATGACGAGGAGTTTACAAATGTCCTACTTAGAGAAGATATTCATACCAGAAATCAATTGGCTGCGGGACTTGAAACAAGACCTCAAGCAAAGACTTTCATCTACGCTTTCCTCTACGGAGCAGGGGATGCTAAAATCGGAACTATCGTCGGAGGAACGGCAAGAGACGGCAGAACTCTTAAGCAACGATTTCTTAGAAACACACCTGCTCTTGAAAGTTTACGAGAACGCATTACTAGAGCAGCTGGGCGTGGTTATCTTACAGGACTTGACGGACGAAGACTTAGAGTTAGATCAGAACATGCTGCATTGAATACGTTGTTGCAAGCAGCAGGAGCCATCGTAATGAAAAAGGCACTGGTGATTTTGGACGACTATGCGAAGCAGTGGAAACTTGACTACAAATTTATAGGTAACATCCATGATGAAGTACAATCGGAGGTGGTTGAAGAACAAGCAGAGAAATTCGGTTGGCTTGCGGTCGAATGTCTCAAGGCGTCTGGCGTACACTTTAAACTCAGATGTCCACTGGACGGGGAATACAAAGTTGGAACAACATGGGCGGAGACACACTAATGATTAATAAACAGTGCTACAAGTGTAATACAGTAAAACCCGTAAGTGAGTTTCATGAGCATAAACGCATGGGTTACGAGTCTTACTGTAGGGAGTGTCAAAACAATAACTCCAAAACAAGAATGTGGGTTAACGGAAAGTACATACCTAAGTCTCACCCTTTGCATAAACCCGGACGTTACAAGACTTTTGAAGACGCTGCCTTTAGCAGTCTTGAGAAGTACGAAAGCAGCACAGAAGGTCAAGTGTACGTCATAGTCAACCCTAACTTCTCTGAATGGGTGAAGGTTGGGATGGCTGTCGACGCAGCTGACAGACTCAATGGCTACCAAACCTCTTCCCCTTTTAGGGACTATGTGTTAAACTATAGTTGGGACGTCAACGATAGACGTGCTGCAGAGTCCGAAGCACACAGTAAACTACAGAAGTTGTACGAAAGACGCAGCGAGTGGTTTAAATGCACACCAGAGCAGGCCCAAGAGGTTGTCTCAGGTATAGTAGGGAATTACCAATGAAAAACATATACACATTAGTAGACGACATTTACAAGTTGGTTAAAACCAAAAGAGTAGACAAAGACGTCGACATCGAAGAGTGCATTGAGCAGTTTGGAGAAAACGTTAAGGACCTCATGCGTAAAGAATTTGGTGGTAACAGGTCCTTTGATGGTCGTAAGCTGCGCATGTCCAACATTGGTAAGCGTGACCGCTTCCTATGGAACCACTACAACAACGTACCAAAAATGGACGACATGCAGCCACATACGCTTGTCAAGTTTTTGTACGGACATTTGATTGAAGAATTATTACTATTTCTTACGAGGGCATCGGGACATGAAGTTACCGCAGAACAAAAACAGTGTGAAATCAACGGTATTACGGGTTCTATGGACTGTAAAATTGATGGTGTTGTCACGGACGTTAAAAGTGTTTCGTCGTATGGGTTTAAGAAATTCAAAGACGGCACTCTGGCTTACGATGACCCGTTTGGATACGTCGCTCAAATTAAAGGATATGCAAAGGCGGAGGATCAAAAAAGCTTTGGATGGTTGGCGATGGACAAACAAAATGGACACCTAACCTACCTTATGTACGACGAGGAGGACACTCAAGCCCCTGTGCATGAGACCATAGCCTTTGACATCACAGACCGCATTGAGCATGTCCAAGAGATGGTGAAGCAGCCTGAGCCTCCTGAGAACTGCTATGAGGCTAAGCCAGACGGCAAGAGCGGTAACATGAAGTTAGACATAGGTTGTTCGTACTGTGCGTATAAGAAGAGTTGTTGGCCGGGTCTACGTGCCTTTGCTTACTCTACAGGTCCAAGGTTTTTAACGGAGGTGGTCAATGAGCCGAAGGTCCAAGAAATCAGCATTTAGAAGCACGTTTGAAGAAGATGTCAGCAAGATACTAAAAGGTTTTGACTATGAACCCTTCACCGTCCCCTACACCATTGAGCGCAGTTATCGTCCTGACTTTGTTCATCATGCCTCTGGTGTTCTCGTCGAATGTAAAGGATACTTCAGAGATGGAGACACCAAGAAGTACACTAGCATCAGAGACAGTCTGCCAAGAGAACAGGAGCTTGTCTTCGTACTAATGCAACCGAACAAAAAGATACGTAAGGGGGCCAAGATGACTATGTCGGAATGGTGTGACAAGGAAGGAATTTTATGGTATAATATAGATACACTACAGGAGTTGATTGACTATGTCACTAACGCTAGAGGAAATTAAGGAACGCCTCTTGAAAACTTTTGACCCAGACGACCTACTGGAGGCCCTACAGATAACCTCAGAAGAGATGCTGGACAGGTTTGAGGACAAGTTGATTAACAGACTAGACGTGTTTGAAGAGGAGCTAGAGGATGAAGAAAATGAGTATTGATGATGCGACTCCGGAAGAGTGGGACACTGTTGCTGCACTGAACAATCTATCTATTAGAAAGCCTAAGAAGGTAGACCCAGTCGACCAGCCCGACCACTACAACAAAGGATCAATCGAAGCCATCGAAGCAATTAAAGCGTCCATGCCTAACCAAGAATTCAACGGTTATCTAAAGGGTAACGCATTGAAGTACCTCTGGCGCTATGACTACAAAGGGAAACCAGTGGAGGACTTACGTAAGTGCCGCTGGTACATCGACAGGCTTATTAAAGAAATTAACAAGTAAAGGAAGATTAATGGACGCATATCAACAGTACATACACAAGTCACGGTACGCTCGTTACCTGCCAGAGGAACAACGTCGGGAGACTTGGGAAGAAACAATCGACAGGTACTTAAACTTCTGGATAGAAAAAGGTAAACTTACTCTGGAAGACGCTAACGGTATCTTTTCAGACATCCACGACATGGGTGTAATGCCTTCTATGCGAGCACTTATGACTGCAGGAGAAGCACTGGACCGTGACAACGTAGCAGGTTTTAACTGTAGTTACTTACCTATAGACCATCCTAAGGCGTTTGACGAAATGATGTACGTCCTGATGTGCGGTACAGGCGTAGGCTTCAGTGTCGAACGTCAGTACATCAGCAAGCTACCAGAAGTAGCGGAGGACTTTCATGCCACAGATACAATTATACACGTCGCTGACAGCAAAATTGGTTGGGCCAAGGCTTACAGAGAACTTATCAGCCTGCTCTATTCGGGTCAACTTCCAAAGTGGGACGTATCTGGAGTACGACCTGCAGGGGCAGCCCTTAAGACCTTCGGCGGTAGAGCATCTGGTCCGGAACCTCTTGTCGATTTGTTTAACTTCACCGTTGACGTCTTTCGGGAAGCTCATGGACGTAAGCTCTCCTCAATCGAATGTCATGATCTCTGCTGTAAGATTGCACAAATCGTTGTCGTCGGCGGGGTTAGGCGAAGTGCTCTCATCAGTTTGTCTAACCTCACTGACGATAGACTCCGACGATGCAAGTCAGGCCAATGGTGGGTCGACAATCCACAACGTGGCCTAGCCAACAACAGCGCATGTTACACAGAGAAGCCAGACTTTGAGGCATTCCTTAATGAGTGGAAAAGTTTATACGAGTCCCGCTCCGGAGAACGAGGTATGTTCTCTAGAGTCGCAAGTCAAAAGCAAGCTGCAAAGAACGAGCGACGAGATGCTACCTATGATTTTGGAACTAATCCATGTAGCGAAATCATCCTCCGACCTTACCAGTTCTGTAATCTATCGGAAGTTGTTGTCCGGTCAACCGATACGTTGTCAGACCTCAAACGAAAAGTACGTGTTGCGGCTATCCTTGGGACTCTACAGGCTACCCTAACGGACTTTCGTTATCTACGTAAGGTGTGGAAAAATAACACCGAAGAAGAAGCACTACTTGGTGTGTCGTTGACGGGTATCATGGATCATCCAACTCTATCAGGAAGGAGAGACAAAGGTGTACTCAAGACTTGGCTTACTGAACTCAAAGAAGAAGCGATTAAAGCTAATGCAGAATGGGCGAAACGCCTTGGTATTAATGTTTCTACCGCTATTACTGCTGTTAAGCCTTCCGGCACTGTGTCTCAGCTTGTTGATTCTGCTTCTGGTATCCATCCTAGATACTCAGATCAGTACATTAGA